ATTATCCAGACGAAGACTCTAAACCAAACTTAATTTTACTTGATGCACTTAAAGATCGGTATGAGTTTCCAGAATTACGTCGTGTTGCATTAGATCAATACAAATATTGGAATCCTGATATGGTTATCATTGAACAAAAAGCATCTGGAACACCTTTAACGCACGAGTTAAGACAAATGGATATTCCAGTTATGACCTTTACACCGAGTAGAGGAAATGATAAACACGTTAGAGTCAACTCTTGTGCACCTCTTTTTGAGGCTGGTGTTATTTGGGCTCCTGATATGAAATTTGCAGAAGAAGTGATTGAAGAATGTGCGTCATTTCCATATGGCGATCATGACGACTTGGTTGATAGCACAACCATGGCAATCATGCGATTCAGGCAGGGCGGCTTCCTAACCCATCCAGAAGATTACGAAGATCAAAAAAAAGAACCTAGGAAGACGGAGTATTATTAAAAATGGCAGGAAATATTATACGTAGATTTGTAATAAAACAGTTATCCAAGGACCGTGGTTCAGGAATCATGGAAATACCAAATAGATACGCGGTCGATCAAAAACAATTATCACTACAAAATTATTTATTAAAAAAAGGTGTTAACCCGGACTCAATTCAAAGTGAAGGACAACTTACTAATATTTTACAACAAATAGAAAAAAACAGAATTGCAACTAATTTAAAAAAAGCAGAAGCTCAGAAAAAAATGGCTGAAATTATGGACCTAAAAGGTAGAAAAATAAAAAACCCACAAAATATCATGGGTGGTAGAGAAGTTGGAATGTTTGATAATATTTTTGCAAGAATGAAAAAAGACATGGATGGCGGTAAATTTAAAACAGTTAAGAAAAAAGAAACAGAAAAAGAAATAGCTGAAAGAATAAAAAAAGAAAACAAAAAGGCTGTTGATAAAATTAAAAAAGATAAAGATTTTGATTTTGACCAAGACCCAGAGTTTGCATCAGGAGGCCGTGCAGGTTTAAGTTATTTACTTGCAGAAGATACAAATGAAAGAACTAATTTTGCAGCAGGAGGTGTAGATAGACTTAGAAGATTATTTTTAAAAATGTTAGGTGCAGGAGCTGCAACAACAGCTGCGGTTAAAAGTGGTATATTAAGTTTTGGTGGTAGAAAAAGTGCAGCTAAAAAAGTTGCAAAAGAAATTATTAAAACAGATAACGTAGCTGGTAAACCAGAATGGTTTGATGCTCTTGTAACAAGAGTTATTAACGAAGGTGATGAGGTGACTAAAAAATTTGCAACTAAAGAAAGACAAACTGTTCACAAGAAAAAAATAACTGAGGATGATACTGTAACAGTAACTCAAGATCTTGATGAAGGTAGTATTACAGTTGATTATGACAGTCCAAAAAACACTTTTGAAGACACAGTTACATTAAAATATAAAAAACCTAACCCTGATGAAGGAGACCCAAGACCAACAGCAGAGTTTGAAGTAGCAGAGTCGGGTCCGGTTGGTAGACAACAAAGTCCGGATGATTATGATATAGAGATAGATGAGGTCGGTGGCACGAGTATCAAAGATCTTGATTCTGATGTATCTACACTAAAAGAATTTGCAACAAATAAAAAACCAACAATGAAAGAAATTGTACAAAACAAAAAAAGAAAAGATAAAGCTAAAAATATAACAGAAGATTCTGAAGCTCAAATGGATGCTATAATTAACAGACAGGGTGAGATGCTCGACTACGATGACTATGCAGAAGGAGGCCGAGCTAAAATGTATTTAGGCGGTGGTTTGTTAAAAGGCAAACGTTTTTTAAAAGAACTTACAAAAAATTTAGCAAAGGAAAAAGACATTAAGCCTTCTTTTCTAATGAGAATTCAAAACCCTAAATCTTATAAAAAAGCTTTAGAAGATGCTGAGGGATCTGGTATGTATGATAGAAAAACTGGCATACTAAGATCAGAAAAAATTAAAAACATTATTGACGATGTTAAAAAATCAAGAGTAGAACAATTAGAACGTTACAAAGACATGGCAGAATCTCAAATGTCAAAACAAAAAAATATAAACGATATGATAAAAGCTGCTAAAGAAATAGGTGCTACAGATGAGATTGCTGAAAGCATGGCTAAAAGTTTAGATCAAATGTTTCCTGATGGTGTAATACCAAAAAATGTAACCGATGAAACTATTTTAGAATTAGAACAAATGTTTAAAAATGAAACAATGAGAAACACAAATCGTTTAACAAATGCTAATGGTGGTATTGCAAGATTGTTAGGAGAATAATGACCCCTAAAGAAATTTATAAATTTATTATTGAACAAAGCCCTGAGCCGTTAATCAAGAATCCTGTTCTTAGAAACGTAGTTGAACAAGAGAGATTGGGTTTTTATTTAGGTAAAAAAGTTCCGGCACAAGGAACGATAGAAGACGCTGATGTAAGAAAAGCAGAAGACGCATTAAGTGGATCAACTGAAGTTATGAAAGTTGCAGATCTTCAAAGACAAGGACATATTGGTCATTATTATGCTGACGGAGGAGAAGTCATAGGTAAACCAGGAGGTGTAGTCGAACCAGGCATCACACATTACGCAGTTAGAAAAACAAGATCAGGCACAGAAATTTCAGACGAAAAAACTAGAAAATTTAAATATCCATTTACAAACCAACACGGCACGTTTTATCGAGCAGAACCCAAAGGTGTATCAAACCCAACAGCCAAGCAAATAGAAATTGCTGAAAAAGTTCATGGTAAAAAATACAAAGGAAAAAAAGGCATTAATCTTTGGCGAGCATTAAAACAATTTGAAAGATCAAACATTGTTCAAAAACACACTACAGGTGGGACAATGGGTGTGCCTGGTGGCAAACTTAAAAAAAACATGTTGAGTGAACAAGCTTTTACAGATTTAGTAAATGCAAACACAGATAAAACAATTGATGAATTTGTTGAAGTATTAAAAGATTACAAAACAAAAGACGGTAAAACATTTAAATATCAAACTGTTGTAGATAGAGTAAGAGATTATGGTCTTACAGGAAAATTAAAATCTAAAAATAGAGCGCCTTATACGAAAAAAGAAGTGTTTGCTCTTTCTACTGAACAAAGTCTTAAAGATTATAAAAAAGGCAAAATAGATTATGAAAGATTAAAATTAAGAGCAATCGATAGAGCAAATTACCCAAATAGAAGCGAAGAGGCTAAAGAAAAAAGAAGAGCAAGACAAAAAATATATCGTACAAAATTATTAAAAACTGAAGAAGGCCGTGAAAGGTTAAAAGCACAATCAAGAAAACAAAAAGCAAAACAATATCTTGAAGAAGGAATAGACCCAGCTGCGAACACTGCAGAAGAAGCCATTTGGAGAGATGCGGTTACAACAGCTAAGAAAAACAAAGATGGAAAAGGAAGATTTAGTTTAGATTCTGGTTATTCTAATTCTATGAAAGCTAAAGATTTTTATGCGGGTAAAATAAAAATTAGAGATAATCAAACTGGTAAAACTTTTAGTTTTAATACTTTTAAAAACTATATAAATAATAATGCAGAGTCTTTTGGTATTGAGGGTTATCGAGATGCAATGAAACCATATAGACAAAAATATTTTATAAACGAAATTCCAAATTTAAGAAATAATCTTGCCAAAGCATTAATTCCTGGTTGGACAGGTAAAGACCCTAGAACAGCTGTTACAATACAACATGATTTTGGAAGACAAAATAATCCATTAAAAGCAAGTATAGCTTTTTGGGATGCTAACAAACAAGAATATGACGTTAAAACCAACTTTGAAAGAGCTTGGGCTCAAAATGTTGGAGAAGACGGTAAGATAAAAGTTACACCAGAAATTAAAAAAGCATACAAACAATATACGTCAGATATAGCTGAAAAAAATATTATATCAAAACCTTCAATGGTTAAAAGAGATAGAACTTTTGGAAGAGGTTTAGATTTAACTGAAACGTTAAAAATAGCTAAAGAAAGAGGAGCAACTATTCCACAAGGAGCGTTTAAAAAAGCAAAAGAATATGAAAATTTATTGGTAAAACTTTGTCCAAAAAAAGCTGAAGGTGGTCGAATTGGTTTTGCTCTTGGAAGCGGAGCTAAATGTGGTGGCAGGCGATTAGAACAAATTCTTTTAAAAGGAACTACAAATAAAAATGAACAAATGTTAGCAAATGCAATTTTAAAAGGTGGACGAGAATTAATGTCTGTTAGAAGTCTTCTTGGTCCTACAGCGTTAACAGCCGGTGTTTTTTTGGAAGCAGGTTTAGTTGGTTTTGATATGTTGAACGAAGGTAAAACTTTTAGAGAAGCAGTCGGTGATAGTTTATTTAATTATGCACTCGGTGATAAAACTAAAATAGATCTTAAAAAAGAAAAATACAAAAGATACAAAGCAAGTGGTATAGGTGAAGACGAAATTGGAAAAATAGCTTTGTTTGAAAATAATATAGATCTAATTAATCAAATAGGTGAACAGTTTGCAAAACCAGAACAAACACTTTATCAAGCTGGAGCTGCTATAAACAACCCAAGAGTGTCTCAAGTTACAAGAGACAAATTAATTAAAAATTATTTAGATGCTGTTGATGAAACTGCTGCATTCAATCAAGATTTATTTAGAAGTGGACAAGCGCAATTTTTAGATACTTTTGATTATGGTGCTGGTCAAAAAGCTTTAGAAGATGCAGATAGAGAAAGTGAATATCAAAGATTATTAAAAAAACAAGATAGTGCTTTTACTAAATATTTTAGAGGAGATAGATCTAAACAAAGATTAAAAGAAGAAATTGAGGGTTTAAAACAAGGTTTAGCAGGCGGCGGAATTGCAGGCATTAGAAGACCGAGCGCTATTCCACCACAATCTGGACCACTACCTGATGGGTTGCCAGGTGTATTAAAACGTGTTAAGAATATATAGGAGTATAAATGGCAGATATAGATAAGACACTCCCGAACGTTAAACAACCAGAAGAAGTTGTTAACGAGACGGAAGAAAACATAAATATTGTTGAAGAGACACCAAAAGGTCCAGTAGAAATTACTGAAGACGAAGAAGGTGCAACAATTGATTTTGATCCGATGGCAATGCCCATGCCGGATGAAACAGATTTTTACGCAAACCTAAACGAATTATTACCTGAAGACGTAACAGATCCAATTGGTAGTCAATTACAAACTAACTACATGGAATATAAAATGTCCAGAAAAGATTGGGAAAGAGCTTACATTGTAGGTTTAGATCTGTTAGGCTTTAAGTATGAAAATAGAACGCAACCTTTCCAAGGCGCGTCGGGTGCCACTCACCCGGTTCTTGCTGAAGCTGTTACTCAATTTCAGGCGCTCGCTTATAAAGAGTTACTCCCAGCTGATGGACCAGTAAGAACTCAAGTAATGGGTGTGTCTACACCATTGAAAGAACAGCAATCACAAAGAGTTAAAAATTTTATGAACTATCAACTGATGGATCAGATGAAAGAGTATGAGCCAGAGTTTGATCAAATGTTATTTTACTTACCTCTTGCAGGTTCAACATTTAAAAAAGTTTATTATGACGATTTATTAGGACGAGCAGTCTCTAAGTTTGTACCAGCGGATGATCTTGTTGTTCCGTACACAGCTACCTCATTAGACGATGCGGAAGCAGTCATCCACGTACTAAAAATTTCAGAAAACGATTTAAGAAAACAGCAAGTCG